TTAATTTCCAATCTTTTCGAAAATGTTTTTTATACGTTTTCTCATCGGGAATATAAAAGTAGTTGTTATTACGTTTACCAAAAGCAAGGTGTCCGTCAAGGTGCGTGACAAAAAAATATGTGTGAATGTGTAGTTTCATTCCCGCTCCGTTGTTGTGTATGTGTGTATTATAGCAAAACGGTGATTATTGGTCAACCGTTTTGCTTCACGCGAACATCGGTGTTCAGCGCAGGTGTATACTTTTGTATTAACTCGCGCTCCAATTTGTGTGCGGCATCTTTGCCACGCACAATGTCCACAATAGCCACGTTCATTGCTTCCACGCCGTTTGTGCGAATTGCTTCGTACAGGTTCCAGGCTTTGTCTTCTGTGCGGCTACGGTAGATATGCTTGTTAACACGGCTACGAAGCGACATGTTGATTGTGCGCTGAGTTTTGGCGGTAATACCAATGTAGTACTCAAATCCAATCTGGATACAGTACACTATGTGGCTGCGATCAATACGTTTCTTTCTCATCATGTGTGTATTATAGCATTTCGGGCATTTTCAGTCAACCGAATTGCCTGTTGCAAAAATACAACAAAAGTACTACTTTTTTGGAGTGTAAAAAGTACTACTTTTTTGCTATTTTGGCTCAGGGCCATTGGTGTTACTAAGTATTGACATGACAGATTTATACCACCAAATTTATCAGGGAGAAATATTTCAAAAGAGTCAATGTATTTGGCATGAAAATACGCTCATGAATTTCTTTCGAAGCAATTTGTTATCACTTGGATATAAACCACTAAGCGACAATAATAAAGTTTATCAACGTGGCACACGCCAAGTTGTGATATGCCTGGTTGATGATTTTTCAACCTGTAGCACAAATCACAACACATCGTTACCGTATCTTTTTGATAAAGACACAGTAGTCATCACAGACAATTACATCACTGTCCCAACTCAATATCAAGTGTGTCAACTACCCCCTAGTTTTTTTGGCATATACAATCATACACCTTCTGATGCAAAATGGAATCCTGATAGACGTTTTAATTTTAGTGTAAACAGGTTGGATACTAAACGTATGTTGGTGCTATTAGAAATATGGAACCGTGTTATGTTAATGGCAGCTGACGGATTCACAGTTGACAATTTGGATTATATTAATTTTAATTGTTGGGCCTGGTCTGGCGATAACGGTTCAGTTAGTGGATTGAAAGAAAATTTTACACAGCAATGGCAACAATTGGAATTGCATTATCAAGAAGTTTATCAACATGTATATGAAGACTTGTTACCACACATGCCGTTTTGTAATCATGATCTTGATCACAAACAATCACATTTACAAGCCTGGGCTAATATTGTAATAGAAACTTACAGTTCGGATACCACTGTGGCCCTCAGTGAAAAAACGTTTAGAGCTTTGTGTTTGCCTGTGCCGTGGATTGTGTATGCGGGAAAACATACTGTGGCATACTTGCACAGTTTGGGATTTGATATTTTACATGACGCAATCAGCCATGAGTATGATGGTATGATTGTTAACAAGACTGCTGCCTATGGGGACAAAATGGTGGATTTTATCTTTGAAGGACATGATGCTGTTGAAAAGTTCAAAGCCATGCCGTGGCCTGAACTATCTCAACGCTGTGAACAAGCTGCACAACATAACCAAACCTTATTAGCTCAAATGCAATCCAACTGGCCTATAGATTTTGCCAACTGGTGGCCTAGTGTAATTGAAAAAATAAAATAATGTGCGGCATATTGTTTGTGAAAAGTCAGCGGCCTCTTGGCATTGACCTACACCTACAAGCAGTTGATAAAATACATGCTCGTGGCCCAGACTTCACACATTACCAGCATCATAACAATATTTTTATAGCACAGACTGTGTTACATATCACAGGTGAAGATGAGTTTTATCACCGACCACGATCAGACTTTTTGGCTTATAATGGTGAAGTTTATAACTATCGTTGGTTTGGCCGATACACTACAGACACAGAATTAGTGTATCGCACTGTGCGAGAACAAAACTACAAGAAGATTCCTTACTTTGAAGGGCCTTGGGCTTGGGTGTATACTGATTTTGAATCAGTGAGATTTGCAACAGATCCACAAGGCGAGCGTTGTTTGTATCGATATCAAGATGATAACATTTTGATTGTGACCAGTGAAGTATCGGCAATCTTGTGTTATACACAGCCCAAAGTTCATGTTGACGCATGGAGTCAAAAGCACTGGCCTACCATACGTCGCACACCTTATGAAGGCATTGAACGCTGTGAACCAGGTCGATTGTATACCGAAACTGGCTTGAGTTTTCAGCTTGACAGCATATTTGACTGGGTCCACGCACCACAGTCTATGAGTGACTCAGAAGCTCAAGAAGAATTTGATTGGATATTTGACAAGGTCATAGCAGACATGCGCCCCACAGAACCTGCAGGATTGACCTTTAGTGGTGGCGTGGACTCTGGAATCATCCTGGCTGCCATGCCGGAGTTTGCAGGATTGTACACCACAGTGTGTGAAGGCAAAGACACTGTGAGCATGAGAATTAGAGATTTCTTGACTGATCAACAATGTCAAAAACTCATTGAGTTGCCCATGACCGAACGTGACTGGGCGCAGGACCACATTGACATCATTGAGTGTTCACAAATGCCTGTGCAGAGTTGGAGTTTTGTTGGCCAATGGCACATTGCTCATCACTGTCAACAACGTATCTTGTTCACTGGCATAGCCGCTGATGAATTATTTGGCGGATATCCTGCGTATCACAACATGGCATTTGACATCAAAACATCCGCAAGTCCTTACAGTTGTTTTGATCCATCAGACACAGATAGTCAACGTCTTTGGGATCAGTGTGTGTCTGCTTCACAAGGGCATGCAGGTGCTGCCACACTGCTCATGGATTATCTTGTGCAGATCACAGCAGTTGATGCACGTGGAGTAGACACCATGACCATGGCACACAGCATAGAACCGCGTTCACCTTTTATGCATCCTAAGATTATAAAGTTTGCTCTCAATTTGCCTTGGCATTTGAGACAAGGCAAACCATTATTGCAGAACAAGTTTTTAAAAAAATGGCCTAGAGATTTGCTATTGCCCAAACAAGGATTTGCAGGACACTGCAACGACAGCTTGCCTTGGATGGGAGTGAATGTTCCTGCATCGTCAGATCGATCTATACAGTGGAAACAGATTCAGTCAGCTACTTTTTTACAATATTGTGGTATTGATTCCAGTCAATCAACACATCAAACCATTCAGGAGTAATGACAATTTCTGGATTGGCGTGAGCATAGGCCACAAAGGCTGCAACACAATCTGATTCACCAGGTGTGACCCACCTGGTTTGGTCACTATTGTATTCGTACCAATACATGCCAAAAGGTGCAGCGGGATTTGTTAATCTAAAAGTAAACAACTGTCCAGGCCGTGCTCCGCATAATCCAGCAAATTGCTCTAGTGTGGTCACAGGCTCAAGATGCTGATACTGATCGGCTCTGCTGACATGTGTGCTTATGAATGCTGGTACAGTTTGGATTTCTGGTATGCGTTCCAAACATCTCAATCTACTGTCCCCAGTACCAGGGACTAGTGTACCATCTTGATCCAGCAACAACCAAGGTTTTACAATGCCTTGTGCCCGAATATCATGTATCCAAAGATTCAGTTTGACCAAATTGGCAATGTCGTAGTGATTGCGAGCATCGGCTGCAAACCCATCTATGCCGTCGTGATCAAGCCATTCCATGGCCCATCTGCACAATTCACTGAGTCGTTGATTGGTTGGTAAGTTTTGAAATTCTGCGGCCGGATTCCAAAATAAACAATGTGTGCCATTGTGTAAACTGTCATGAACAGGATCTAAATTACCAGGCCATTGTGCTTCAATTAAGGGATTGTTCCAATACATACAATTAAGTCCGATTCAAAAAAGTCATCCACTTTTCTAAATCGCCGTACATGACCAACATCACAGCTTGTCGGCTGCCAAACAGAACAATTTGCGGATTCTTGCCAATTTTGATGTAGTAAGGGCAATCCAACTTTTTGTCCAAGGTCAACAAATGTCTAGAAATAGCAACCAAGTTGGGTGGCACAGCAAATGAGTATGTTTCAAATTCCCATGTGCTCAAGGCCATATATCCAGCATTGGTCAATCTAAACCCGCCACCTTCTCTAAAGTTCATCCACCATGATTTACACGCTTCTTCATAAGTGGGACGATCTTCTTCAGGAAGACCTTGGAGAATTTTCTGTGTAATTTCTTCTTTGGTAATCACCGACTTACAAAGTAGGTTGGTTGTGTTGTGCTCGGAACCGTTCGGGCCATACTTCAGTCACTTGTTTTTGTTGCAACCGATCCGGCCAGTGACCATTGCCACACATATTTTTGCAAATCTCCATGGGGTTGGTTTCCCAACGATCACTCACTCGATGAAATAATTCAAGAGCATGATCAAGTCCGTTACTGCTGTGATATTGAGAAAAATCTCCTAGAACTTCTTCAATTTCTTTTTGCGTAGAAGGCATGGCAGGACCGTATGCATTTTCGTTGATAAAACAACATGGCATATAAAGTCCGTTGGCATTTAGAAACAGTTCATCAAATTGCTTGCCTATGCAATTGATTTTGACAGTTCCGGTGCCTTGATTTTCTTTCCAAGTTTTGGGTTGCTTGAGCCACTGAATTGGCCTGATAAGAGTTCGTTGACTGACTTTGACTCCGAATGAAAAAAATCCCATGCTCTTGGCCAATTTACGAGCCTTTAACACTTGATGTTCGTTGTGTTCAAACACAATCATATCCCACACAGCCACTCCACCTGCATCAATGAATGCCTGAGCATTCTCCATGATCTTTTTCCACACAGTGCGCCTGCGATATATGTGATTGGTATCTTCAATGCCATCCAAACTAAAAGTCACTGCACTGCGTCGTTCCGGATTGTATTGAAAAAATTGTGCAAGCTCGCGCCACCATTCTTTATTTCTTGTACTGCCATTGGTATGCAGTGCAAAGGTAACAGTGGGATTTACTTCTCTAAACCATCTGAGTATGTCAGTGCAATCTTTGGCCATGGTTGGTTCGCCATGTGTGCCTTCAAATTTAACATGCTTGGCTTGTTTTAACCATTCATGATCTATCAAAGTTTTTATCACATCCAAGGTCAATGTGTTTTGAGGCAGGTTGGGATTTTCTACAATCCCAAGTTCAGGATCATCATCTAAATATCTAGAACACTGCGGACAGGCTGCGTTGCATGCGGTTGACAACTCAATGTTGAGTTTGGATGGCCATTTGTCGAACATACGTTATGGATAAATTTTATCGCCAGCAGTTAATAACACTACTGAAAACTTTGTGGTCTGAAATTGTGTGTTGAGTTTGCGAGCTAGATTCTTGGCATGACCAGGATTGGAGAATGACACTTTTTTATATTTGGGTCCAGGATACTGGGTGAGCATGTTTGAAGTTTTTAAGTTGATTGGTTTGTTTTCGTAAAAAACTGCCCACACGCCTTCCGAGGCCAACACTTGCTCGGTCTTGTAAGTTTGTTTGTTGGTGATTTCAATTAGCACCTGTGGCTTGGGTCGTGACATAGATAAACTCCGTGTTTATTTATCCCAATAACTATGCAGATTTAAAACTGCCACCTGACAAAACCACCTCAATTGGCTCATTTTGACTGGCCTGTTCTCGACGTGATTGCTCCAACGCCAACAATAACTTGGTTATATCACCATGCAAGTCTTTGGCATCACGCAAGGACATGATAAGATCTTTTTGTCCACGGCTTTCTGCTGCCTTGATTGAGTCAATGAACCGATTGATGTGCAAACTCATATTTTATTCTCAAATAGCAGTTCTTTTATGTGTTCATCAATGCCCACGGTGATAGAAATTCTATCGCTAGTTTGCCCTTTGGTTCCGTGTACAATGTGAGTTGGAATAACAACCCATTGACCAACAGGAATTATTTCAACATGTACCAAATTTAAATCAGTTCGAAGTCTCCAGTAACTCAATGACTTTCTTTTTTCGGGAATCAATGAGCATCCTTGTTCTTGTGCCCAGTAAGTCTCAACAGAAGTGCCGCCAGGATCAATAACATAATTCAAAGACCAGTTGTGTTGATAGTCTTGGTGCGGCCAAAGATCACCGCGAGTTGTCATTCCAACTTTAAGAGTTCGGTTATCAAGAAATGGTCCAATATTTTCTTTTGCCCACAGTTGATGTTGTTCTGGCAACACAACAAAATAGTGTTCGCCATAATTTTTTATTTCATTGCCTACCAATATGCTTTCTGCAGGAGATTGGCCAGCAGTAAAATCGTTTGAATCCAATGTATTATTATTATTTTGCATAATACGTACCGCAGATTCAATCAACTCGGCTGGCGGCGAAGGTAAATTTATTTTAGTAACAAATTGAAAAGTCAACTTAACTTCCTAATATATGGTTTGAGATCGGGCGGTGTCCAACCTTGTGGTTTGAGTACCTTGCCATCTTCACGCTTGCGAACCTTGCCAGTATCTCGATCAATCTTGGCAAAGTTAGTTTTCATAACTTCTTTCCAAGCACCTTCGGCATCTGCGCCCATACTGTGTAATGCACCAATAGTAACAACCAAAATGTCGATAAGTGCATCAACAGTTTCAACTTGGTCGTGTGCCGTGATTGCATCAGCCAATTCGTTGGCTTCTTCTTCAATCAATGTAACATACAAGTTAAATTGATCTTTGTTAAACTCGTTGACACTTTGGTCGCAGGCTCGCATAAATTTTTCTTGATCACGAAAGGGATTCACTGGCCAGCTCCTTGGTGTAAAATGGTCCTTGATACTTGTAACGATCAAGTGCAATCAGTTTAGGGTTGCGCACAATCTTCCATGAGCGATGTTGTTTTACTGTGTACCATCCGGCTGCGAACCATGACTTGGATTTCTCTTGTTTGGTAAACAGCGGCAACTTCAGTCTCACATTCCACAATCCATTGTAGGTCTTACACCCGGTTTCATAACCGTGAACTGAATCATTAGGTGGTGGGGTGACTGTTTCGGAAGGTTCAAACGTGATGTCAATCACTTCTCTAACCATGGGCATGGTCTTGTAATTGGATACTTGATTTTGTATTTTTACAACATAACCATCTGCACTGGCCTCAATGTTACCAATCTTTTGATTGTTTTGTTTGAGGATCCAGTATTGATTGTCAATTACTGGTTTTGCTACTATCATTTTAACACTCCTTGATATGTTTGATTCAGCCAGCGACCAATTGGCTCTGCTTGGTCACTCAGCTTGGTGAGTTCATACTTGCCACAGAATTTAAGAAAGTGTGCGCCCACCATGCCCGTGTCTTTGTTGCTGACTTGTTCACTGATCACAGCATCCACAGTATCTTTTACTTCTTGTGGTTGTGCAGTGAGGTCAATCAGTGTGACATTACGTTCGTAGTCGTCAAGCACCTTGTGTTCTTTTTCTTCGTGGTCAGTCCAACGTTGCAACATGAGATTGTTCCAATTGTAGCCTTTTTTGTTGCGATCTTCAAATGCTTCTGTAATGCCCACACGATTCTTTGTGCCTTTAACTGGTGCACCAGGGTATGCCGAGAACACATTGTCGCCGGGATCACCGCGTACACATTTCAAGAATAGCACCCATTTCTGATAGTCAGTTGGAGCCACAAAGCTACGATCGGCTTTGCCTACTTTGATCTTTGAATTGCTTTCGATTGTGAAACTCAATTGGTTGCCTTTGGCATCAGTTACGCCATCAACACTGAACAGGTGATCGTTTATGCCATTGTACAGTTGCACATTTGGTGCAACCAACTGAACGAAATCTGAATCACTGCTGACAATAATATGTTCATCTTGGGGGTGTAGTGCAATCCAGCGGCCTATGATATCGTCCGCTTCTGCTGTTGCGCAACGGATCACGCTACAATTTGTTTTCTCAGACAAGTATTTAGTCAGTTCATCATAGGTTTCCCAAAACAACTTGTCCTCTTCTGCTTCAGTTTCACTCATGGCACCGCGGGCCACAGCACGGTTAGCTTTGTAAGGTTTGTAGTGGTCTTTGCGCCAGCTACGACCCTCTAGTGCGAAAACCACATGGTCTACACCAAAACGTCTAGCTACTTTATTAGCACTCATCATGGTCAAGTGCAGTGCAAAGCCTAATTTAGTCCATGTGTCGCTGGCCCTGTGCGCCGAATGGCGGGCACGGAAGAACATGTTGGCAGTATCAATCAGTAGATATTTCATCAAAGCGGTCCAGAAGTTTGTGTTGCTTTAAGTATTGTAACACATATTCCGACCAAAATCTATGGCCATCGGCTCCAAAGTGATAACTTTTGGGATTCACATGTTCGAATCCGTTGTTTTTTAGTATGGCATTCCAACTGTGGTCTCTTGAGTAAGGTTGGATGTAGTGATTTTGCCAATCTCTTTGATTTGGCATATCACTAAACGTGCTGTTACCGCTGTAGAAAAGATGCCGCACATTAAGGTCTTTTAGACGACAATGCAGGTGCCAGATTTTATTGTGCCACTCATCTGTTTTTTGATTCCAATTCACATCCAAAATATACTGACGATATCTAGCTTCAAGTTCTGGCGGCACCATGTCTACACCACTGGCATTTACTTGATAGTGCTTGCCTTCGAACACCCATTCTTCTCGTTCCCATGTGGTCCATTGAATCACCATCACAGTATCATACAAGCGACTATAATTGTTGTGAATCCAATCTGTAGTAGTGCGCAGTATACGATCATTGCTGGCTGCTGTTTCGGCATCACAGTAAAATTCAGTGTTGAGCAATCGACTCAAATTCTTGCCCCAGCTGGCTTCCAAGTTGATGGGATGTGGGCGGCGGTCAATGCCGTATCGGCCATCATCCACAGCAAACGCATCAGGAACCACAGCTTCAGCAGCCGCTGTATGGCTGCAACCATTCACATACAATATCATCGTTGTAGCAGTACTTTTTCTGTTTCGGCAGCCACCACACGCTTGCGCAGGCTTGAACTTGAGAATGAATGATCTCTGCTGTTAAACACATGCTCAATGTGTTGTCCGGTACCTTCATTGCGACCAGTAAAGTTGGTATCTTCATATTCTCGACCAAGTATGCGTACATCGATTGGCAAGGTTAGTATCAAGTCAATTAGATCTTGTTCGGTAGTGTACACAACAATTTCGTCTACAAATCTACATGCACTCAATTGTATCTGGCGTTCCACAATGCTTTGCACAGGGGGATTTTTAATTCCCGGTCGGTCAATGCTGGCATCTGTTTGCAGGCCTGCAATTAGATAATCGCAATGATTCTTTGCTTCGGCCAACATGGCAATGTGTCCTGCATGTAGCATGTCAAATTGACTAAAAGTAATGCCAATTTTTTTACCTTCGGCTTTGAGGTCTTTAATGTGATTGAATATCATCCTATTTCACTCCGTCCGTCTCCGAGATCACGTTTTTGCACATACATGCCGGAGTTTTTAATTGCTTGTTCTTGTTCCCATGTTTCCATCACAACATGTCGGCACACATTTTGAAACCACCGATCCACAATCTCACCGTCACTGTCAGCAGGTTTCAGCATATAGCCGGCCTTGACCAAGCGAGCCACAAAAATCTCATTCCAGTCTAGTTCAAATGCACCTTGATGCAGGTTGTTGGGATCCACATCCATACTAAGCACAGCCACATAAGGCTCGCCCTTTTCGGTAGCAAGTTGCTTTTCAGTTTTAGGTGGTGGTTCCACAACTTTGGCCTTGGTAACTTTTTCTACCACGGGTGATTTCTTTTGAGATTTTTTAAACCAATCAAACATCAGTTCTGCCCCATTTAATTTTCAACCAGATACGTTCGTGTATGTAATAATCAACACTCAACAAAATGTGTAATGCAGTAGCAAACCCTGCTGAATTTCCTAAATTACCTGTGAACATGTAAGTCCAAAAGATTGTAAACAACCAAGCAGTCAATCTATAGGTAAGCATCCTTACCACTGTGCGTTTTTTTGTTTCAGACATTTATTTGCCCCAGCCATTGCCCCAGAGATCCACATGCAATCTTGGGCTATAATTATAACCACGAGCCAGTGCCCAGTCTGCCACATTCACTCGGTTGCGTTCGTATGGAGTGACCACACCGCCTTGTGGCATCACATAGGTAACACCACGGAAACCTGCTTCACGATATGCAGCCACAGCACGATCAACTTCTTCAAAGTGTGCCA